AGCAGTGTTACCACTTGCAGTGGTACTTAAACCTAATGCACCTGTACCTACTGCTGTATTTTCATCACCACTTGTTAAAGCTGCAAAAACATCTACACCTAAACCTGTATTATAGTTAGCTGCATCAATTGTGCCTGTGGTTGTGTCTCCAATCATTATTGAGGATGTGCCAAAGGCTTTACTTGCTATGTCGTTGACTGTAGTAGCAGTCAAGGCACCCACATTAAGACTAGCAAAAGCATCAAAAAACGCTGCTCCACTTCCTGCTCCGTCTGAGTAAACAACTTTAGTATCGCCTGCGGGAATGGTGATGTTTGCACCTGAGCCTTGAGAAAGAATAATATTTTGAGAGCCACTTGTAGCATTCTCAATAATCCATACTTTAGAAACTGTATTAGGACCAATCGTAATAGTACAAGCTGAATCCAAAGTACCTGTATATTTAAGGTACATCGATCTGCCTGGATCAGTTGCTCCGTCTGCTATGGTGGTTGTATGCGTATCAGCGTTAGTGGTGATGGCTTCGGTGCCATAACTAAAAGCTTCTGCAATTAATTCTAAGTTGGTGTTGGTACTTGTACCCCAAGTGCCTGACTCATCACCTGTAGCGATTTCCTTGAGTCTTAAATCATTTACATAAGTTGCCATATATTGCCTCTGTTTGTTATTCTACGCTACTTCTTCCCAAGTTGGTATTTGAGTTTCATCTATTTCTGAAAAAGAAGATGATTGCGTATCAGTTATAGTAGTATAGTTTGGAGTTTGGTTTTCATCAATACGCGACCATATTAAAAGTTTACCAACTTCTCCTGTTGCGCTAACTCCATTTGGGAATACGTTTGCTTTTGCATTAAAGGTAACAGTTCCAACAGACCCTGTTACGCTATACCCTACTACAGAAATGTTATTGTTGGTTACAAGAGAAATAGATCCTAGCGCAGATGTTCCAGCAACTCCTGTTGTAATAATAACATTTGCATCACCCTCAATACTAACAGAAACATTTCCAAGGGTACTAACCAGGCCATTTAATGATACAACAGCTTGTGATTCTGTGGTAACTGTTCCTAAAGCAGATGTTGCTACTTGACTGGCTGGAGTGACGTTAGCTTCAGCATCAATGGTTAATGTACCTAAAGCAGAAGTGCTTGCTAGTCCTGACGGGGTAGCATTTGCGTCAGCGTTGATTGTGACTGAAACTGCGCCTAGTGTGGCTGTAATTCCAGCTACTGCTGCAACAGCTTGTCCGTTTACTCCAGGTGCTGTTAAGGCTGATGTTGCTGATAGGCCAGTAAGAGTGACGGGTATAGATCCTTCGCCCCACTCGAGTTCACCCCAAGTGCCTCGACCCCAACCATTAAGAATAGCCATTTAAGGCTAGGCGATTCTTATAATCGCTGTAGAAGCTGCGGCTGCTGGGAATACAATAGTGAAGTCTCCAGCGGTAGATGTTTTATCTCCACCAAAGTCAATTGTTGCTACTGATTTATTTGAATCGCTTGAGTTGTAAATCATGCAACCTCTAGCTGTAATGGTAGCTGTACCAAAAGTTAAATCAGCAAAGTCTGTAAAAGCTGTTGTTCCAGAACTTACTGGAGTTACATTTGTTAAGTTAGCTCCACCAGATGTGTAGTTAGTACCAGATGCTTGACCTGTAGTAGTAAACGAAGTAGTGGTAGCTCCTAAAGTTGCTGATGAAGTATACAAAGCCAGTTTAAAAGTATCAGCTCCAGTATCAAAATCGTGATTGCCTTTTAAAAGCTCTACTTTAAAACTTGTTGTAAGTGTTGATGTAATTGCCATAATTATAGTTTCCTAATTAAATCAGAAGCTTGCGTTAAACCTTCTTTATCTAATTTATTATTAATTGTAATCCTATCAGATTTTATAGCATTTTGCATATATTGTTCAATAACTTTTGTAATGTTGTCTTTGTAAGTTTTAACTTGCTCTTGTATTTGTTCAGGAGCATCTTCGCTTGTTTGAATGATTCTATCAATACAAAGTTTTGCCCAAAACTCAGGCGGATGGCCGCCTTCGTTTGTTGTATGAACTTCTATAATTCCCAGCTCGGGTCCAGCTTTATAACTCATTACCATTTGTTAGGTTCTCCTACTTTATTTTTTTTAAGGTGACTGTCATGCTTGTCGATCATTACAGGTTCTTGATGAACTTTTTTTATATCTAAATCACTTAATTTTTTTACTTGTACAGAATCTTCGTTTTGTAACACTACCAAAGGATCTGCAAGCCTATGATAACCGTATAGTTTTTGTTCTGCTGGTACGTCTGTATCTAATAAACCGCTACTAGCAGCTACTTCTACTTGTATGCCTTGAGATACACATTTTGATAACCAAAATTCGCAACAAGCTCTTCCTGCTTCTGCAAAATGCAAATTACCTTTGTAAGAAAAATCTATACCAAATAACTTTAAATTAGCTACTTCATTCCAATAAGCAAAAGCTATTGCATAGGCAACCGTATTATTTAAATAAAAACAACTTGTTTGTTCTACTATTTCTTTAATTGGGTAACTTTTAAGACCTGGACAACGATCATCTAATTCACAAGTATAAATAGGTCCTTTATGCTCTGTTAGTAATTTAGCCATACTATCGGTTTGACCACCCGCATCATCTGTATCCAAAAACCTAGATGCTGGATCCATCATAAATACCCTATCGTGGTAAATTACAGATGCTACTGCGTTAATAGCCCACACTTCATCAAAATGAGTACCATGAGATTTTGCCAAGTTGTAATCAAACCAACTTTTTCCCATACCCACAATAGCTACAGTTTTACCTTTAAGGCTTTTAATTTTTTTCATTTTCTCTCCTTTTTTTACGAAACAGAAGTTCGCAAAGAATCGTAACGATATTCGTCTCTTCTTCCTCTAGCCTCTGCTTGGTTCTTCAATCTTAAAATTTCTAAATTAAATCTTTTTTCATAAAGATTCATCATATCAGCATCACCCTTCATAAAAGTGTAGGCCTCAACCAAACATCCATATAACAAAGCGTTTCTTGCATTTTGCGAAATCCATGTACCAGATGTTTGACTTGTTAAACTGCTAGGATCATACAGATAATGAAGCTCGACATTGTAATCTTGATCTGGAACAGGAGCTACAATAAGAGTAGATCCATTATTAGACCCTGTAGAAAGTTCTTTATCAAAATCTGCGTAATACAAAGGCCTGCCTCTTTCTGAGGTAGCCGTTGGATCTGGAGAATATTCTCGCATAAAACTTGTGTGTTTTTTATCTAAATAGTGATAGTCTCCATTTCCATCAATAACAGCCAAAGAAAAACTTAATTGAAAATCTGATGGAGCTGTAAGATATGTATTTCCAGTTGTTAAATTACCAGTCACATTTTTTCTAAAAAAATCTAATTGTATTAACTCAAAAATTCTTTCTTCAGCATTTATTATAAAATCATCTAAAGTTGAAACAAAAGTAGTCTCACTATTTTGTACATAATTTTGTATTAAAGTTTTTAATTCGGCTAATGTCATGATGTAATAATTGTAACGCTTCCTAGTGATGATGTCATTTTGGAAATTACAAAGTTTGTTGGTAACGTAGAAGGATTCATAAAATCATCTTGAAAAATACTAGAACTAGTAACTACCACAAAACCTTCGCCAGCTTCTGTATCGTTATTTGGTCTTGGTTTATATAAAGCTTCAGGATCTGAAACATGTGGTTCTGGTTCTAATTGAGGATGTTTTGGTTCATAACATTCAGAACAAACTTTAAAACCTGTCCACTCTTCTTTTAATTCACTAAGCTTAAATTCAAAAGAACATCTATCGCATAGTGCTATAGCAAATTTACCAAGCGCATATGCCATTTTAATTCATCCTAATACTTGGTCGTATTTTAAAAGAGGCTCTATCTTCATCTTGATCGGCAGCTCTTCTAAATTCTTCTTCATATAAAGCTTTTAACTGAGGAGTTAATTGTGGAGCTTTTTTTAAAGATAAATAATAAGATAAGCCTGCAACAAAACAAGGATAAAATCTAAAAGGCATATCCATAGTATTAATTGCAGTATCTGCATCATCCATTCTAATAATTTTATTAAATACCAAAATATCGGTAGAATTTTCTGGGGTTGGCCATACTTTTAAAACAGGAGAGATTGTTTTGTCTAAAAAGTATTGAGACGGTCTAGCTTGAGTTTCTTTGTTTGGTATATTTAAGTATGCAGATCTACCAACTCTACTGATAGAAATGTCAGTTTGAACATTATTAACCGTTCTCCTAACTACAACGTCTAAAATATCTATTACATTAGAATTTAAAGTGTATTCAGCTGTTCCTTGAGTAACCGTTTGAGTGTCTTGCTCTATTGTCCATTGATTTAGGCCTCGGTTAGCCCATTCTGCAAGCATTAAATTAACACTTCTTATTGCAGTTTTTAGATCATACCCTGTTCTTAATTCAAGACCACAGCGCTCGTAAGCTTCTTCAATAAACTCTGTTACGTTTGGTTCAAAATTTGTACTGTTTGATGTTGCCATTAATCTTCGTTGTATAAGTTATCAAAAACCCTATTTACATCTAAGGTATAGTCTAAATCAGATTTAGAATAATGTATATGTTGAGATGGTTTGAAATCGGGCGCACCTTCTCCTGTAACGAACCAGGCAGGGTGTGTTGCTCTAACTCTATTGTTTGGTAGTGCTACTATATTTCCTGTCCACTCACCAGCGTCTAGAAGCTCTAAAACATGACTACTTTTATGTTGAGCTGGGTCATCTGCTATTTCGCTTTCAACATAATCAACCGTAAAATAATATTTTGCTGGAAAAATCTTACCATCTATCTTTGCTAACCAAGGACAAGGCGTTGCTCTATTCATTACATATACTGAATTATGATGTGATGAACAATCCCAGGGTTGAGCATCATGAACAGGCATAGGTTTTGCAAAATCATCAACTAATGTGTCTGCAACCAACCCTGTAATTGGCATTCTGGCCCACATAGCACCCCCATGTATATTGCCTTCATCCCAATCTTCGCAATTTGATTCTTCACCAGTAAAAATTACATGAAAACTTAAACAACGATTTGGCATAGTTGTAACGCCGATAGCCATAGCATGTATAAATTCACCATGATATTTCTCATGGTTATGGGTATACTCTCTCCTTACCCAACATTTAAAATGGGGTATATTACTGTATAAGTATGCCACTAACTAGATATTTGCTCTTCTTCTATTAGCATTTCCTGCTATTACTGAGCCACCTTTAGACATTTTCATTGCTGAACTGCCTTTAGATTTTTTCATCATGCTTGCGCCTTTGGATTTAATGCCTCCACCTGTGGATTTATACATTTTAGCTCCACCTTTGGATTTAACATCTTTGCCTTTGGCTTTATACATTCTGCTTCCGCCTTTTGAATTTTTACCCATAATTATTTACCTTTTTTAATTGTTTTTTTCTTAGCAGGAGCTTTTTTCTTAGGCATATTTAAATAAATACGGTTATCAGAAACAGGCTCGTCTGGTCTAACTTTTGCATTAAGTCTTGCTTGAATTTTTGGATCTTTTTTTTCTTTTCCTGGCATATTTACTCCTAACTTATGGTTGTTACCTTTCTTTTATTATTCATCACTTTACCACATCCTTTAGCAATAAACCCACCATTAGATTTCTTGATTCTATTTTGCTTAGACATAGCTCTTTCTATAGCATCACCTCTTTTCTTTTCATAAGAAGTTTGAACACCATCATCCATACCAAATTTTTTACTCATAGGTCCTCCTGTGGACTTTTTTTGCCAGCTAATTCTATCTGGTCCTTTTTTCTTTTTAGCCGCTGCATTGCATTGAGCCTTCGTTGGTCTACATGCAGGATATGGTCTTTTAGATTTTGTAGCTGACTTTCTACCACATGGTTTGCCAGTTTTACAGTCTATCCAACCTTTGC